AGAGAAGAGGTCATTGTTCTCTGCGCCGTGTCCAGTATCGGTGACCGTGATTGTAGATGAGCCATTAGTTGCTGAGAACGTAACATCGCCAGCAGAAGTAGTGGCGCGAATGGGGGTTATGTCGTAATAAACCTGACCGTCTTCAATGTAGTATTTAAGGGTTGTGCCGACACCAATGTAACGAGTGCCACCTAAAGAAATCCAAGAATGCAAAGCTCTAGCCAATCCCAAAAACGAATTGGTTCCAGACTTGACCCAACCTCCTATTTTTTCGACAGCGCCTTTTCTGAATCTAACAAGGTTGCCGTCGACCCACCCGCCTTCGTTGCCGTAATCAGTTGACTCTTTATCTATTCCCGGCTTGAACTGGAGATTTGATAACGGCATTAATCATGCGAGTCGTATGATTGCGGCTGTTGCATTAGCCGCAGGGAAGACAATCGTAAAATTGCCAGCGGTGGATGTTTTGTCGCCACCGAAGTCCACGACACAAACAGCAGGATCGCCGGATGCGCTGTCGTTATAGATCATGCAGGAACGAGCCGTTACGGTTGCCGTTCCAAATGTGAGATCTGAAAAATCGCATAAAGCCGTGGTGCCGCTTGACGTTGGAGTGACAGAAGTTAATGCTGAGCCACCGCTTGTGTAATTTGTTCCGCTCGCCTCTTGGCTAGTGCTGAATGCAGTGGTGGTCGCTCCCATGGTTGCGCTGCTCGTATACAGAGCAAGCTTGAAAGTGTTACCAGTTGTGGCAGTAAAATTATGTACTCCCTTTAAAGCCTCAACCTTAAAACTTGTGCAGATGGCAGATGTAGTAGCGATGGCGCACCTCCTAATTCCAATCTAATTGCTTCACAATGTTAGCCATATCATGATGGCCTTGTTTATTCAACAATCCCACAATTGTGGTTCGATCACTAATGATCGCATTGCGAATTACGCCCAAGTTTATCTCATAAATATAATCTTTAAAAGCCAAAGCTTGTTGGCGAATATGTTCTGGAGCTTGCTCTGAAATGCCACATATTTTGTTGGTTAATTGATGCGCCCAAAACTCTGGATCGTGGCCTTTGTTTGTAGTGGTAGCTACTTCCAAATCGCCTAGCTTTAAAAAGCTATCATCCGTCAGTTTACCCACGATAAGGCTCTGGAGGTTTTGGTCGCTTGTCAGGTATTTCCAAGTTGTTTTCAGCTAATCTTTGATCCAGCTCAGAAGACTTGCAAGTAAGCCACTTGTCTTTGTTCGGAACAGCGACCATTGGGTCAGCCAACCTGTGATAACCGTAAAGTCTGTCTCTGAGAACTACATTTTGATCGAGCAAGCTTGATCTCTGACTGCATCCGATCGCGATGTTTTTTTCAATACATTTGGCAAGCCAGAATTCAACACAAGCTCTTCCCGCTTCCGCGAAATGCAAATTGTGTTCGTAACTATAATCAAGACCAAACAGGTTGATTTCAGCTACCTGATTCCAATAGGCGAAAGCAATCGCAAATGGAACGGTGTTATTCAGGTACGCACATTTACTGTAGTTGATTACCTCGTCAAGCGGGTACTCCACCGCAGCAGGAACCCTTGCATCCAGCTCGCATGTGTAAATCGGTATGTCAAGCTTGGGTAAGGTCTTTCGCATAATCTCGGTTTGACCTCCCGCGTCGTCGGTATCTAAAAACCGACTTGCTGGATCCATCATGAAAAGACGGTCTACTTGAAGCACAGTCGCAACCGCGTTGATGCCCCACACCTCATCCCATTCGACAGAATTTTCACGACCAATGATGTAGTCGATTTGTGAATTGCCCAAACCGACAATCGCAATGCGTTTGCCCTTGAGCGACTTGATTGGACGCATTAGCTTATGCCAGTGCGTAAAAGGTCGTACCTATATTCGTCACGGGTTTCTCTCCCGCTAGATAGATTTCTCATGCGTTCCACTGCCTCTTTAAATCTAAGTTCAAAATTACCAATAACATCAGCAGACTCTTTGAGAAATACAGCGCCCTCGACAAGGGATCCATAAAGCAAAGCGTCTGGGTGATCTGTTGAAAGTATAGTTGTCCCAGAGTCTGAACCTGCGGTCAAACTAGCTGGTTTGTGCAAGTAATGCAGCTCCACCGTATAAGCTGCATCAGGGATAGGAGCCAGCTCAAAAGCGGTTTCGTCAAACAAGCTGTAATATTTTGGTCTGCCTGTTGTCGCGGTTGAGCTTGAATATTCTTTAATAAAGCTTGGATGCTTGAAATCCAAATAGTGATATACGTTGGAAGAAATTACAGCCAAGCTGAATGGTGCGTAAAAATCGTCAGGCGTTGCCAAAAACCGATTGGTGTTAGCCGTTGCGCCTTGTACATTTTTTCGCTGCTCAGGCAACTGAACCATTTTAAATATACGACTTTCGGACTCCTTAATAAAAGTCGGAAGGTTGTTCGTAAAAGTTGTTTCAGTCGACTCAAGATAATCTTGAATAGCTGTCTTTAAGGTTGCGTAGGTGAAACTCATGTGGTTACCGTTACTTCCCCGACTCCTGATGTAATTTCAAACGTGTCAAGCTTAGTGCCTAAGATACCATCACCCACGTTGGTGTAAACAACAAAAAAGTTGTTGTCTTCTACTGAATCTGGTCGAGCTTCCTTGATCGCTTCTGGATCGACAGGTGTCGGCTTGGGGTCTAGCTGGGGGTGCTTTGGAGACCATTGGTCTGGACCAACTATCAGCCCGTCCCAAGTCTTTTTCATTTCTCTACGGCGATACCTGAATCCGGTTATATCGCAGATCCCATAAGCTTCTTTGCCCTGAGCAAACGCCATGGCTACGCGGTGTTATAACCAGACAGGTTAGGAGCGATCGTAAACGGCGCCCTTTCTCTGTCTTGTGATAGGGCGCGTTCAAACTCTTCTTCGTACAACGCCTTCAACACTTGTATTCTGTCAGGCGCTCGCTTCAAAGCCATGTAGTAAGCAAGACCTGCTGCCAAGCACGGGTAAAAACGAAAAGGCAGGTCCATTGTGTTAGTTGCTGCGTCGGCGTCGTCCATGCGTGTAAGAACATTCATCACAACTGTGTACTTGCTTGACTGATCTGGCACAGGGTAAACAGTAATCGTAGGCGTCAACTGCTTGTTGACGAAAACCTGATTTGGTTTTCCTGTCGTGCCTTTTGTGGATATGTGGGAGTACTCGCTTCTGCTCATTCTAGACAGCGGGACATCAGTTTCTACGCTGTTAACAGTTTCTCTAACGAAAGCGTCCAATACATCAATCGGAGCCGTCGCGTTGCTTGTATCAATATTGTAGGTTGCCGTGTCCTTTACCATGGCTACTGTTTTTTCTGCAACAGTCCATTGGTTTAAACCTCGGTTAGCCCACTCAGCGAGCATCAAATTCAAGGATCTTGTAGCGGTCTTGAGATCGTAGCCGGTCCTAAGCTCTAAGCCACAACGCTCAAAGGCTTCTTCAACGTAGATAGCTACATCTGGTTCAAAATCTTTGCTTCCACTTACAGCCATTACTTTTTCTTCCTTCGACGTCGCTTTTTGCGAACAGGCTTTTCAGGAGCGTACAGATTATCAAAAACTCTATTGACATCCAATGTGTAATCTAGCTCGCTTTTTGAGTAGTGAATGTGTTGGCTTGGCTTAAAGTCTGGTGCGCCCTCACCCACAGTGAACCATGCTGGGTGGGTGACCCTCACCCGATTATTGGGAAGCGCCACAATATTCCCTGTCCATTTGCCAGCGTCGAGCAGTTCTAAAACATGAGATTGTTTGTGCTGCGCTGGATCGTCTGCGATCTCGTTCTCAGCATAGTCAACCGTAAAATAATACTTTGCGGGATAAAACTCGCCATCGATTTTAGCAAGCCATGGACAAGGCGTCGCTCGATCAATGACATAAACCGAGTGATTGTGTGACGAGCAATCCCACGGCTGTGCTGCCCAGACCGGCATTGGCTCAGGCCATCCTTCGTAATCAGAGTCGGCGGCTAAACCAGTAATCGGCATTCGCGCCCACATAGCTCCGCCGTGGACATTCTCTTCCACCGTGTCTACTTCGGCTCCGGTGAATATTAACTGAAACGAAAGGCATCGCGTTGGCATGGTTGTAACAGCCACCGCCATTGCGTGGATAA